TGAAGTACACGTACCAACTGCTGGAAGCGTCGTATTCAGTACTAGACCAATACCAGTCAGTTGTAAATATATTTTGATTACCAAACATAGAAGTTATGAGCTCATTGATTTCGGTTTTATACTTGGCCATAAGCATAAGTTCACCCAGTGCGGGCAGGTTCCACACGGTTGTATCTTCAATTCCGTCAGATTCAAGCGTACAGGCTTTATAGGCTCTGGCAGCTTCGGCGGCAGGGGCGCCGACAGTTCCCTGGGTGTCCTTGACGCCTGCAAGGGTTTCTATTATAACATCGGTATTTTCCTTGCCGTCGAAGGTATCATAGAGTCCTTGGTTACCACTGCCGTAGTTTTTCAGGCCGCGTAGGTCAGTTCCGTAGCCACCCCATTTGAACGTTTTGTTGCCGCCTGCGTCAACGCAGTCGCTTTTGGCGATAATGAACTGGTGGCATTCGGCGCGAAGTCGGATGCCGATACGGATATACTTGGAGCGATTATTCGCGCTCATGGAGTTCCATTCGGAAGCCGTGAAAAAGACTTGTTCACCGTCTTCAATTCGGAGCGTAGCCAAAGAAAGGTCAAGAAGCGTACCTGACCATTGCATATATTTGGCGATGTCGCTTGCGGGGGTGTTTTCATTTACAGTTGTAAAACCTATTGACTTTAAAGCTTCTATCTGGTCTTGTTTATTCAGGCGCAGAAGCATGGCGCTGGCGATATTTTTATCCATTTTATTGTATAATATTAAGTTAACACTATTCGGAAACGATGGCTCTTACATGAAGAAGGACTGAATTTTTACTTTGATACGTAAAGCGTCCGGTATTCAGTTCGAATGTCCAGGCGGAGTTATTATCCCAAATCGTTGATGACCAGTAGTATTTATCGGTCATCAACATACTGTCACTACTCCAAAAGGTACGCATCATCTCATTGATTTTATCGCGGTAGCGGTACATCAGAAGCATCTGCCCGGAGGAAGGAAGGAACCAGTTGGATTCATCCTCAATACCGTCACTTTCCAAGGTGAACGCCTTATATGCTTTAGCAGCTTCAGCAGCAGGTGCACCAATCACGCCGCTATTGTTCTGGTCTTTCAGAGTTGCGATAATAAGGTCGGTATCTTCCTCACCCGTGAAGCAGCCGTACATGGCGCCCAGTCCCTTTTGATTCAGGCCGTCTATGGCCTTACCCTGACCGCCCCAATAGAAGGTAGTAGTCATGTCGGCATTATAGCACTCCTGGGCGGCGATTACGAAAGAATGTCCGTGGGCACGGATACGAAGTCCGCGTTTGATGTACAGTTGCTTATTAGCGAGCGTGAGGGAGTTCCATTCGGCAGCGGTAAAGTATGCCTTGGAGTTATCAGAAATACGGTTACAGGCAAGAGTAAGGTCAAGCAGGCCGGCGGCCCACTTGATACGTTGTCCAAATTCAGATGCGCGGGAGTTCTCGGTAATATCCGAGAATCCCACGGCGTTCAGTGCTGCCACTTGTGCCTGTTTGTTCAAGCGAAGCAGCGTGGCGCTTTGTTCATTCGTCATAGTTACTTGTTGATTAAATCATTAATATCCATATTGTCTTCAGCAAACCGTTCGAGATATTCCTCGTAGGTTTCGCCGTTATAATATTCAAGGACTTCATTGATGTTGTCCAGCGTTACGTTATCGTAGTACGGTTCTCCGCCATAAGACTCATTATTGAACCAGTTGATAAGGTCGATGTAGGCATCTATGACGGTAAGAATGACGAGGCCGTCGATGCCGGATTCAAGGGATTCGATTTCACCCGCTTCACGGATAACTGTCAGTTCATACGTGCCGTTGACTACCGGTTTATCCTGTCTGTTACCGTCCTCATCCATACCGGCGACTCCATATTCGAGAATGGCAAGAAGCTCGGAGCCGTCAGCTTTCAGTGTCATGTTCGAGATACGGAGCATGGAAAGTTTACGGGATTCCGTTTGTGAAGCGAGCACGTCACGGAGCATTTGGATGGCATTAAGTTTCGGAGACGTTTCAAGACGCAGGCGTTGGACGTTCGGCATGGATTCGATTTGCAGACCAGACGGGGCGGAAAGACCGATATAGGTCAGTTCAGGAAGACCGACAAAACGGAGGCTTGTCATTGTTGGTGGAAGAGAGATGTCATTAATCGGAGAAGTCTCTGCTAGAGTGATGTTCTCCAATACACTACCCTCGGTATGGATATGCTCAATGCGGGGACACTTGGAAGCATCAAGGCTCTTTGCTCCGGTATTCCTGATGTCAAGCGCAGTCAGGAACGGCAAGTCTCCGAGCATATATGCCGCCAGTTTGTTGTAACCCATACTACGTTCGACATGGTTTTCTCCACCTGTGACAAGGGTTTCCACAAGGCTCATGACCGAGAAATCGAAGTTGTCACTAAGCGTCAATGCGGAGAGGTCTATACTGCTCATTCGGTCAGCTTGATAGATGTAGAGCAATGCGCCCTCATCTTTGGCAAAGTTGGTAAATGTGTAGCTTTGTCCGGCTTCGAGGTAACAACTCTCCGAAAGGTTGCCCGATGCGTCATTACCGACACCGAAGTAACCGGTTGCTGCTGCCGTGATGGTTATTGTCGCATCTGCACCACAAGCGATACGCCCGGACAGAACACCGCTGAAGAAGTCTCCGGTCTGATAGTAGCCGTCGCGGATACGCCAACGTGTGCGGATGAATGCCGGAAGCGATGTCAGCCCAAGCCCTTGCAGGGCGTAGAAGTAGATAGCGTCAGAAGTGGCGGTGTATTGGATATACTTCCGGTAACCGTCGTAAGAACTGACCACTTTCGGCCATACCAACTGCCGTTTGGTACAATAAAAATAGATAGCGCCATCCGGTGAGAAAGGTTTCATCATTTGACCGTCCACCTCAATCTGACAGGAGCGCATTGCCGCGATGACCGTGCGCAGGTCTATGGTGTTTCCGTCGGCAAGTAACACCTCCTGCTGTTCCCTACAACACACCCAAAGGATGCTGTTCCATCCCGCAAACGGGTTAGTATATGTGTCCGTCGATGGCTTGCCGGGGTCTACTTCGGGGTCGGTGTCACAACCGCCGTCATTGTCCTTGTCATTCACGCCGTCGGCATCATATATCTTGTTAAGGTACATGATGAGCGCGTTTGGTGAATAGACGCCCTTGGTTACGCTCGCCCCGTTCTCCAAGAACCACATCGGCTGCATATTCTTGGCCTGTTGGTCTTTGCCGCAGGCGTAATCGGTAAAGCCGTAGTAGCTCATCACCGATTTGGGATTAGCATGCAGATGTAGTTGGGTACGCCAGTTCTCTTGCCAGTCGGCATTATAGTCCTTGTCGCAAGTGTGGCAAAAACGCAACATATCATAGAGCTGGTAAGGTACTTTCTTCCCGAGCGCGTAATCGATGGCAAGCTGGTCGTTGTCCACCATGCACTCAAAGTAGTACGTCCATGCAGGGAACGTTTCGCCCGATATTTCCCCCTTGTCGATGAGTTTCTGCACCCAGCTTGACTTCATCGTACCGGGTTGCATCATTTCCTGGACGGAGGAGACACCGCGCCACCAGCACATCCCTTGGTACACAAGCAGTTCGAAACCCTCAATGGGGTTCAGCACGTCACCCTCAATGACCCATTTGCCACCTTCCTGATACATTGAACCGGTCGTATCCTTCCATGCGCCGTCAACGTAACGCATGAAGCGGTAGTCACGTCCGCAATACAAAGACAGCAGGTAGGGCATACCCGTATCAAGTCCATCGGTAGCCTTGAAGCGTTCCTCTATCTGATCAAGCGTTTCCTCTGCATGGCCGAAGAACTCGACAAACGATGCGTCTTGGTAGTTCAGGCAACCGAGGTTATAGCCGGGAGTGTTCATGAAGCCGAGGGCGGTCTGCTCCCCTTTGTCCTCTTTCCAGTTACCGCGCGCCTCGAAATAAACATTCTGCAACGTGTCCGACGTGGAACGGAACACGCACACCGGGTGATTGGCGGTCGAGTGGTTCATCTCCAAGTCTTCAATGTGTATATCACCCAGGTCATATGTGCCGTCAAAGAAGCGCTGTGCCGGAGTCAGGTAGTCGCCACCGAGCGAGCGGTAGGTGTAGTTCATCATGTCGCAAGTGCCACAATCGTTCACACCACTGGAATCCGAAAAGTCTATCTTTACCGTGATAATGTCCACAGGGATGGTATTCTCGCCCACACGCACTTTTTTCTGCTTGAAAAGCGCGTAAGAAAGCAGTGCGTCCGCGTTGGTGTAGTCCGGGAACAACGGAACAATCTCCTTCGCCTTGCCGAGATAGTAGCGAGGATTTTTCTTGCAACGTTTGGCTGATGTGGTTCCCTGCCTGCGTTTGCGAACGCCGCGTGCCACAAATGAACGCCACGGATGAACGGGGGCGTAGTAGTAAAGGTCGACGGTGAAGTTGTCACTTGTCGAAACACCGTTGTCAAACTCGTTGAAGCTCTCATCCGAGGCAACCTCAACGATATAGGGAATGCCCCGCGCGTAAAGTTCCGCTGCACTCGGGCGTAACATAGTCGTACCTTCAGCGGTCTGGGAGACAAGTACATTCTCAAACTCGTATTCCTTGACCATTATTTCCGTGTCCGTAAGCCGGACAAGGTAGTTCTTGTGTGCTTGCGCCCATTCGAAATAGGTGTTCCACGCACAGAGGTTATAGAGGTAAAGATCCCCTTTCTCTCCATTAAATTTGATATTGCGATTCTGGAAAAGATTGCCAGTGCCGCTCACATAGCCGAGGGCCGCGACACGTTCGCCGTCAAGGTAGAGACATATCATTGAATACTTGATGCCGCCACGCTCAACGTATATGCTTGTAGGCTCTACGACAATAGCAGCGGTTATCTCCTTGCCCTGCTCGTAGGAGCGTTCTTCACGCGACCTTATGCCGTTCTTACAGTAGATGCCCACCTTTGAGCCGGTCACATAGAAGCCCGCTCCAGAACTCTCGTCGTAACACTCCATCAGTTTTGCGTTCTTGTCCTTCACGTTCCTGGTCGCGAAGGTGAACTGTATAGCCCCGCCCGTAGCCTCCAACATCGAAGAGCCAAACATATAATGGTTGAGCTGTCCGGTTACATTTTCCGCGATACGCAGGCAATTCTTGCCGAGGAAGGCACCGAATCCGTTGCTGGTATAGTTTGCGCCGACCAGTTTCAACTCATAACCGTTCGACGTGATACTATGGTCTGCTTCATCGTTGGAGCGTCCCGAAAAATCAAAGTCGTAGATAGTACCGGAAGTCAGTTCGGCATCGATAGCAGAACCGTCAATGGTAACAATAACATTGTCGCTCGATACATCACTGACAATGGCATTATAGGTTACCGCCGTACCGTCGGCATAACCTTTTATCTGCTGTGAAACAGAATAACTGCGGGTATTGAGGGCGAGAAGCTGAGTAAATTGTGTACCATTGGCAAATATGGCGACATGCGACTGCGACTTGCCGGGGGCATAAACCGCGACATCGAGTTTCAGTGTATCATACAGGCGCACCGTGCCGCCGGTCGTGTCATCGTACCGTAACGACACTATCGGAGTTTCATTCCCATCTTCCACCACCATTACGGCAGTATAAATGGTATTACCTTTTGCACCGCTGGCTATGTCAGTTCCCTGTATGCGGAGTGGGTAACTGCCATGTAACAAGCCCAGTTCTGACGGATGCAGGGTAATGGAATGGGTAAAACTGTCATTGACGGCGGTTGTGGCAAGGAGATGCCATTCTCCATTAATCTTGATGTCCACCCGGACGGAAATGCCTTTGTCCGACTGGTTGTTGGCGAACTTGTACAAGGGGATGGTAACGCTTCCTGTTGTCGGGGTTACGGGCGTGTCCGGGCTGTATTGCAACACTTGCACGCAAGTACAGGTTATATCAACGGCAGTAACCGAAATGTTCTTGCTTCCGGTATTCCCGGAATCATCGGTAGCCACAAGCTTGAACTTGCGGGAACCCGCAGCAGTGAAGAACGAAGTGAAGTCAAGCTCGAACGTGTAATCGGTCAAATCACCGGAACTCGGCCTGTTGACACGTTCCGTCCACACGGTCAGACCGCTGTCACGGTCAACTATCTCAAGCGTTTCAATGGAGTTCTCCGTTTCAATACCACCGCCGCTGGTCACGGAACGGACAGCAGCACGTCCCTTGATAGGTGAACCGTATGCCCCGTAGACGGGAGAGGATTCAAAGGCGATGGCCACAATAGTACCGCCACCGCCACTACCCCCGCCGGTACCGACAAGGAACTGCTTTTCCTCGCCAACCCCTTCACCCTTGGCATTGACCATTTGGATTTTGACAACACCCTCAGTCTCGGTATCCAAAGAGAAGTCCACAGGGATGCAGTCATATGCACCGCCGGTAGACAGTGCTTTGTCACCGCCCTCTTCAGGAGCATCACCAAGCTCTACTTTCGAACCTCCACCGCCAAAGTTTTTCCAAAGTGCCACCTCATTAAAATCGGAAACGGCTCCCTGGAACTGCCGGGTTTCCATTTCATACTCGCCTATTTTATAAGTGATGATGAGGCCCGTTCGCTCATAATTGATACCTGATTCCTGTTGACAGGACACGATGGCGGCAATAGCGGTTTCAAGAGTATAGTAACCATTTGATAATGGTGCAATTTCATCGACTAACAACACTGCGTCTTTGCCCGTCGTGTCACTGTCAGCTCCAAAATCTGTCCAATTGCTTTCATTATTCCAATCACTAGTATTTGTCCACTGTTTGGAAAGCCAACCACTTTCTGTAAAGAATGTCAGTATAATACCCGGTATTTGCAAGACTTCTGCATATTCGGAAGTAGCACACTTGTCAAGTACAACAGAAAATGTTACTTTCCTATCCGCCAATCCAAACAATTTATTTGCATTAACAATGCCACGTGCTACTATCTGCTTATTTTGAGTTATCAACGCATTCTCATTATCCGTAATATCCTGAGTCGCTTGAGTCATTTTCTCTTGCAATCTTGCCCCCTCATCACCGGGAAACGCTGTTGCACTTGTATGGCCAAGCGCAAGGTCTGAGCCTATAGGAGTTAATTGAGTACCACTCCAACGATAACTCTTCCCATCCTCTTTACAAAGAAATACTTTCCCGGAATAAGGGATACAGCCATTGTCACTTAGCATTCCATAATTTTCAGCATCCCTCCAATTTCCATAATATGAAGTTATTTGTCCATGCTCTTCTACAACTGATAAATAGGCAAGAATAAAACAATGGCGTTCTTCGTCATAGACTACATTACACCCTTCATCTGTAGAATTTTTATCTATGGATTCGACAGTGGTAGGGATGCCAATAACAATATCGTCAAATTCCAACACATCATCCACATAGGCCGGCAAATGATGACTAGGTACTTTTCCATAATCATCAAGGGGAGCAAGTCCACCCTGAGCTCCTTTTGTTGCTTTGAATGCGCTTAACTGCTCATCCACATTATTAGCCTTATTGTTTGCCTCATCTACCGTATTTTCTACAGCATCCATTCGTTCTTGCAAGGAATTGACACTATCATCATACGATTCATTCTTTTCCCCTATTTCAGTCACATCATTTTGTAACTGAGTAATATCATTCTGAAATTTTTCGACAATCTCATTATATTGCCCGTCATCAACGGAAGGGGTTCCTCCTTCTTCTCCTGTAGGTACCCATTCTCCACCATCACCAACATATATCGGAGCTGGTAAAGTCGTACCAACAAGTGCCCACCAACCATTATGGGGAAACGGATGTGCTATTTTTAACTTCTCAATGGTGGCAAATAACCCTTTATTAGCAGATTGGATATTCTTTGCCTCAAGCCACCCCTCTACTTTTACATTCCCTTTTAAATGGGTTTTACCTTGAATGGTTACATCACCACCTATTGCAGCATTACGACTAACAGAAACATCACCGTCTACTTGTGTTGATTTGATTGAACTCATATTAATACTGATTTAGCTAATTCGTTCAATGCAGAGCTTTTCTCCACATCCCCGAATGTTGTTAATACTAGTGCAGCAATTGTATACACTACCGCATCATAACATCGCTGACAAATCTCTATCGCACCATATTTGTCTATTTGAGGATAAGGGAGATAAACTGCACGACTGACAGTTGCATCCTGGCTCTTACAAGAATAAAATTCCAGTACTCTCCCCTCTGGTCGTATAGAAATAGCGCAAACAGGACGTTGGGTAGTACCACGTATCCCTTTAAATCTAGAGGATTGCTTCTCGTATTCAGGATCATCAACACTTATGGGATAAAATACAGCACGTTCCCAATCGCTCATCTGAAAAACGACAAAGCGCATAAAATCTTCCGGCAACAACACACAGCCGCTTTCATTCTTTTTCCAATACACCTCTTCTCCGAAATTATACCCACCATCGAGCAAGTAAGGAGGTGCAGAACTGTGTACGCGTTTTACAGCCTCAATAATCTTTGATTTAATGATGTCGTTTAATGCAAGTGTGTCTACATCACCAACTTCTTTCAATACATCACTCGTTGTGTTTTGGTCAAGTGCTATACGAACATCTCCAGCTATCTCGTCAAGATGATATACCGTCATACGCTATTACTTTATTATTACAATCCTTCGAACTCTATTCCATGAGCTGCTGCTTGTTCCAGAATAGCTTTAGTAGAACGCATAGAAGTACGACTGATACCGAATTTGTCAGCAAGATAGTCCTTGGCAGCTGCAATATCACTCACCTTGACCTTGCAAACAGTTTCATCATTCCCTGCCCCTGCGTTATCTTCCGTCTCTCCGTTTTGCTTAACGTTCTCGTTGTTATCCAGTTCAGTCTTGTCTACATTCTCAGCAGCCGGAGTTTCTTTCTTCTTTCTTAAAGAAGTGCTCTTTAATTTATCAGTTACCTCTTTTTCCGCACTTTGTCCTTGTGAAGCATGGAGCTTGAACAGCTTTCCAAATTTATAGTGTTTCTCTATTGACTTTTGTATCACTTCATTATCAGTAGTAAATACGCTACTACCATCGGATAAAGGAGTAAACGCTATATGCAAATTCTTTTTGCTGGGAAGCACAACATTAATACTAATATTGGTATTCGCTTTGTAAGTCTTAATAATCATATTGTTGAATGAATTAAAAAAGGGATAGGACTTTTATCCCATCCCCCGATTAATAATTTGATTTATTTATAATTAAGCGGCTTCTGCACCACTTTCTTCTACCGTTGTAGGTGCCTTTGCAAGTCTCATACGTGCATGTGCCTTTGCATAGCGCAGATACAAGCAGCTTACCTCTTGAATAACTACCGCATCAGTACGGCGGATACCGGCCTTTTGCAAGTCAAGTACGTTACGTGCCCAAGACACATGAGTTTTTTTGGAAAGATATTCTGGATCCATAGCAAAACCGCAATCACTCATACCATTCACATCAAACAATTCATGATGAATGGTAAGAACTTCTCCGAAATCAGTGTCCCAAGATTTAAATTTCAAGTTCCAAACCTCAACAGTATCTTTCAAACGAAATTTCTCACTCTTAATCTTGGAAAATGCCGAAAGCATATCACTTCCGCAGAATAAAATTTTACGCTTATTACCGATACCAGTACCGACAAAAAGGTCTTTGGTAATATCTACGAGATTATCATCAGTAATCTCGGCACAGTTCTTTTCGCTGTTCCATTCACCAACCTCGATGTCCTTTCCTGCCATCCACCAGATACCCCCTGTAAACCAAGTATTCATGCCGTCCTTGGCAACATGTTTGATAACCTGTTTAACGCCAAACAAGTACGTATTCTCCATGGCAAGGCGCATATCATATACGCCATCTTCTTCAATATCGGAAAAGTTCCAATTCACTTCTTTGGCAGCAATCTTGTCAAAGGTGGACTGTTCTACCTGTATCATGAAGTTCTGACAGTACTGTGTTTCCGGCATAGGAATATTGTTGAAACGCCCGGTCTGCACATCCAGTTCACCACAAGCCTTTCCCATACGGACAAGAGTCGTTCCTTGCGGAATTTCCGGTAAAAGAATGGGTTGCTTGCTTGAATCATCCATTTTTCCATTTACTGCATAGACTGTCGGTAAATTGGTTGAACTATCTTTTCCGCACACACAAAGCACAAGGTCAGGAACATTGCTGTCACTTTCTGAATATGCAGTCCCATCCGGTTTAGTAATAGCACTTACACCTACCACACGGATAGTGTCATCCAATGTGAACATATTCGAATCACTCACTGGCAAGGAAACACTTGCACCACCTGTCATTGCTTCCAATTTTTTATTAGTACTACACTTTATTTCGCGTGTACCCACACTATAGTACTTCACCTCAAAAGAATTAGTACTACTTGATTTCGCATAACGACTAATTTGGTCAATAGGTGTCGCCATCGGACGAATTTTTACAATACGCTTATCTACATCGCTTAAGTAAAAATTCGGGTCTCCATTTTCACGACCAGCAGTTTCTGTGGCAATACCATCTGTTCCACCTGTGCCGTCTGCACCGGCTGTCACTTTACCTGCATCTGGCAGATTTGATGCGTCAGCCATCATGACACCACTTGATGCACTTGTCACAAACGCTAATATCATTAGCGTAATGCGACAAAAGAAATTCATTGCTTTCTTCATTGCTTGAAATTTTAATTGTTAATAAATGAATTATGTATATTTATTTGTTTATTGATCTACGTTTTTCGCCTCCACGTTCCCAAATATTCTGTGCACCATCATATCGACTTATTGCACCAAGATCGGGCATTTGTCGTGAGCCAGCATTACCACCTCCATTCTTTCCTGCAAGATTAGCAGTACCGTCACTCTTGCTCCCTTTGCGTAGTTTTTCCTCAATCTTACTATTACGTCCTTTTACTTCCCCCTCATGACTAGCTGTTTCTACGTCGCTATCATGTTTAATAGCCTTAATAGCCATTTGTATGCTTTCGCGTGTAAACTTACCAAGAAGCCCGTCTTTCATAATTCCAATCAGGAACTCCATTGCTTGGTCTATTTCGTCATCAGAAAGTCCATCTTCCTGTTGCATTAACTCGAGGGTAGAAAGCGTTTCAGTAATGTTCTGCTGATACTGCTCTTCAAACTCACTCTCTTTAGCTATGCGTTCCGCATACTCTTTGTTAGCAGCTGCAAGAGCTTCTTGCTTTTCAGGGTCTTCAAGTGCAGCTTTGAAATCATCACCAAACTTACGCACCATACCGACAATTGGGTCCTCCCCTTTACGCCAATCTGTAAGGAATGCCGCACTACGCGGATTACTCGCAAATAGGTCAGAGAGTGCTTTTTCCCGTTCTTTATAACCGGATAATTCTTTGTCGTAACCGTCGTAATCGTCGTTAATTTGACCGAATAACGCCTCGTCATCAGCAAATTCTTTATCAGGATACTTTGTTTTCAATCGCTCTGTGTATCGTTCGCGATTGCTCTTAACTTTCGTATTATTAGGCATATTGTGAAAAATTTAAGTTTTGGTCTTTATCTACAAAGCAAAAATAGCGAGATGAAAAAGGAATCCACGTTTATCTTTTTACGCTCCAATTGATAACTTTGGAACATAGATAAATAAAAAAATGAAGCATAAAGGCGCTATAATGGAATACTCAAAGGAACGTATGGACGATTTAATGAGAGCATACGATGAATACATTTCATCATGCGACTATATCCGTATGTCCGAGGTATACAAGATAATAGTCAATATGCCCTCTCGACGCTTTTGGGTTAGCGATATACGTGCTGCATTGATTATTTCTGCAATAATGAGAGGTAAAACAGATTTGAGCACAATGTGCCCATTGAAAAAAGAGATGTATGAAGAAATTTATAATCGGGTACTTAAGCTCCGAGAAGAATGTCCTGAATTAACTATTTCCGAACTGTGCACCAAAGTTATTGCACAACCTGCTCCCAAATTCTACCTTACACCAGGTAGTGCAAAAGTAATGGTATGTAAAGCAAGAAAACAATGGATACGAGAAAAATGGAAAAGATTACGGCTCTTGTAGTTTCTACTATTGTTGTAGGTTTGTCATTTTTCAAAGCATGGGATTGGCAAACTGTAGGCATTTACGCGGGAAGTGATATTGCCGGACGTTTATTGTACCCATTTTTTCACGTAAACATTCTGCACGCTTCCCTTAATTCATGGTGCTTGCTTTCAATAGTTTTTATTCATAACATTGGAATATGGCGGTTAGTACTAGCTTACATAATTGCTGCTACGATTCCAGTTGACACTATTGGATATTTTATTGGTGAAATGGCATTACCAACAGTAGGGTTATCGGGAATAGTATTTGTTTTATTTGGCTCAATCTCGTTTGAAGTATTACGCAAACAATATTACCAGTTGTGGATGATACTCTATCTTACTACAGGTTTCTTATTTCCAAACACCAATGCAATATTACACCTATGGTGTTATATGTTAGGTTTCCTTATGGCTCTGCTTAAAAAGCCGATAATAAAAAAGTCACATGATTAAAGATAATATAAACATAAAAGCCATTACCAATATACTAATAGAGAATGAACGCCGTAATTCAATTATTTATGCAAAATTTAATCCTATTACCGGCGAAGGTTCTGTAGGGGAACGTGTCAAATGTACCATTAGTGATTTTCCTATACGCAATCAATGGCTACCAAAGCGTGTAATGAAAATACCGCTTGTACGTCAACTTGCGGAAGCAGGTTCTATTACCAGATTCCTTACGGATTACATGGGGGTAGAAGACAATCCGGATGATCGGCTGAAAGTTATAGAGCAATTTGTACGCATGCGTAGCCGTGAAGACTTTCCATTTTGGGCAGCTACATTCGTTTATATCAAGAATAAAGGTGGTGGAGAAGATGTATTGTTCCGTCTTACAAGACCGCAACGTCGCTTTGTAGAACGGCTTGAGAAATTACGTATTGCAGGAAAACCAATACGTATTATTCTACTAAAGGCGCGGCAATGGGGCGGCTCTACCACTTCGCAGCTTTATATGGCATGGTTGCAACTCCTTCACAAAATAGGACTGAACTCACTCATTATAGCACATCAAGGTGTAGGCTCCGATGAAATCAAAGATATGTTCGATAGGATGATTAAAAAATATCCAGTCGAAATGCTTCACAAGATTGATGAGCTTTACAATAAGAATGAGCCGAAACTTGTAGGAGTGGGTAAGTCGGGTAGCATATACCGTGTTCCTCAACGAAACTGTAAAATTAAAATTGGTACAGCGGAACGCCCGGATAGTTGCCGAGGTGGAGATTATAACCTTGTACATCTTTCAGAAGTAGGTATATGGAAAGCAACGGAAGGTAAGAAACCAGAAGATATTGTGCGGTCGGCCTGTTCGGGTATCCTGCTCAAACCCTACACCATGATTGTTTATGAAAGTACGGCAAATGGTACGGGCAACTTCTTTCACAGGGAATATACCGCAGCAAAGAAAGGGGATTCCCAGTTCGAGGCCATGTTCGTATCATGGTTCGACATAGAACAATACACGCTGGCTTTCAATTCGGATAAAGAAAAACAAGGTTTTGCAGAATGGCTCTATAAAAACCGTAACAATGAAAATACTAGTTCCGAACGTGAAGAATGCGGTAAGTATCTTTGGTGGTTATGGGAGAAAGGGGCTACGCTCGAAGCTATCAACTGGTATATAGCCGAACGTCGGAAGTATAATGACCATGGACAAATGGCTGCCGAATTTCCGTCCGACGATATTGAAGCCTTTGTTCATTCAGGAGCGCGTGTGTTTGACAAATACAAGGTGGACGCAATGCGTGGTACCTGCAAGAAACCTAAATATGTCGGCGAAGTCTACGCCGATGCAGACGAAGGCAAGAACGCTTTGCAGAACTTGCGTTTTGTGGAAGACAAACAGGGGTTGTTACATATTTGGGAACTTCCTGAAATAGATGAAAAGGAAGTTGTCACAGACCGCTACCTCACTGTTGTCGATGTGGGAGGCCGTTCCAATAAAGCCGACTTCTCTGTCATTGTCGTGTTCGATCGTCTATTCATGATTGACGGCGACAGGCCTGTCGTGGTTGCCCAATGGTATGGCCATTGCGACATCGACCAGCTTGCGTGGAAAGCGGCACAAATAGCAGCGTTTTATGAAAACTCGCTCTTGGTAATAGAGAGCAATACGTTGGAAACCCATGATAAGGAGCGGCAAGTGGACGGTGACCAATCCGGATTTATTCTTAACCAAATAAAGGATATATATCCCAACCTGTATGCACGCAAACAGTCAGAAGAAGATGTACGCGAGGGATTACCTACAAAATACGGTTTTCACACCAACATTTCCACTAAACCGATGATTATATCAACATTAGTCAAAGTTATTCGTGAGAACCTGTACACAGAACGTGATGAACGTTGTTTAGATGAATATCTGTGTTATGAGAAAAAGCCGAACGGTGCTTTTGGCGCAATTACCGGTAAGCATGATGACTTATTAATGACAAGGGCTATCGGATTGCATATCTGTTTCTTTGAAATGGATATTCCCAAAATTGTACCTCGTGTTGGCCGATTTACTGTTAAGAGAAGAAAGAAAGCTGTTTCGGCAGCAACAATATAAAATTAAACATTTAATTTTATAAACTAATAAACAATGAACATTATCAGAAAATTACGTGCATCAATCCGTTTAAATGAAGCGGTAGTGCAAGCAGACAAAGCACATGAGGAAACAGGTGAACGTTATTACGTTATGCCCAATGGAAAAAGTGGTAAACTCATAATTATGGATAGATTCAACTTCCGCAAACTGAAACAGAAAGGTTATTTATCTCGTTCAACATTCGTGAATGATTTGGAGCGTGAGTGTTTCTATTGTACTCCTTATAAAAATGGAAGCGGCGCATTACCTGAATTAATTGTTAAACTCAAGCGCAAAGAATATTTCACTTACCTTGATTCACTCAAAAAAAGAAAAAAGTAATGGGAAGTAGATATGATGCAAAACAGGGAATAGACGGCATTGTCACACTTACTAATGACCCTCTAGCTATTGACAATATCCGAAAAATAAAAGCTGGCGACCGAGTTGTGTGTAATGACGATGGAAATTCTGGGACAGTGTTAGCAGTAGACGATGATAATTACGGGTGTACAGTACTATTCGATGATACATTAGAAACATGGATAGAATGCGACCAATTGTCCAAAGAGTAATTTTATAACGGCGAATAGAGCGAGTTTCCATTCGCCGTTTAGGATTTAGCCTTGCATTGCCCCATGCAACTGATTTACAGCTTCCATATTTGCATTTTGTTGCGCTTGTTGGAGCAATTGAGGTGAAAGCCCGTCAGGAACTCTCCCCTGTGCGAGTTGTTCTTTTTGGCTCTTGATACTCTGTAACAGTTCATCGGCAAACGGGAAATCTCCATGCTCAAGCAACTGCTCTACGCTGATCGCTTGGGACTGGTACAACTGCATTAGTATGTCATTAGCAAGATGCCTGTATGCCGGTGTTGAAGTACTTTCAGTAATGCTTAAGTCAAATTCTACATCCCGGATTTTCTTCGGGTCATATTCAATTTGCGCACCACTCCTACCAGCAATATTGAACACACGTTTCGTATCATAAAACTGCTGCATATTCTTCACATCCTTGTATGCTCCGTCCACTACAAAACAACTGAAGCATTCAAGCGGGTCGAGCAACGACTTCGTGGCGTTTTCTGTCTGTTGGTTATAGTGCGATGCACTTTCACCGGAATACCCGGGCTTTCCTTGTAATGCGCCCGTAACTCCCGATATATCTTCAAAAAATTTCAATTGAATATTCAGTAGTTCGGCAATACCTATGTTCGTGGAATTGTTGGCTACCTGTTCTGGTACCTTGCCACTTTTGCTTGGTCTGTACACAATGACACCATTGAACTCCGTCCAGCTCTCTGCAATATCATCAATGCTCATACCATCAGGCAAAGAATCTTCCGGCATCATCAATACACCTTTTGCGCTTGCCCTCATAATCCAGTCATAAAGAGTTATCAGTCGGTTGGTGTATCGTTGTTGGTCTATCACATCCGCCACGAATGAGTGTATTTCACTATCAATAAACGGATAAGCTTTGAAAACGTATGGATGACTACCGTGTTCGTAGGGCGTCTCCCCTTCCCTCAATATATCACCGAATGGAGATAGATAATAGAAATACCAGTAATCATCTACAAACCAAGTAGCTTTTATCAACGGTACTTCTTCTTCAGGCATACCCACTTCCTTGGCCATACGCATACGTTCTTCGTTTTCAGCAAGTACTACTTGCGCATAATCTGCCTCATCTATCTTGAAAATATCACCATTTTGGTAATCATGACAACGGTATCTCGGCTTCTGTTCCTTACGCCATATTTCTATTACCCTGCATCTTCCCGGCTCACTGGTAAAGAGAAAATCGTAATTTTCTAACCGACTATACCCAAATCGCTCTGCGTAAGTGGCTATATAATCCTTTCTTGCAGCCCACTTATAAATATCACGAAGCTCACGATATTCTTGCGGACTGGAAGCAAATTGCTCACACAGTTGCCCAAAAGATATATCATGTACTTCTCCAAGCACGGACACATCCCAACCTCTAAAATCCCTCATATTGTTATCAATGAAGAAATTGTTCGGCTGTACATAATCCGTCCAGCAATCTTCTTTACCATTACGCCAGCCGTATGATTTACGATGAACAATAAAGCCACTGATTAGAAACTCTTCCATACTTCGAGCATACACATCGGGCATTCGGTTGAGTTGCATATTGCATTGTAATATAGTACTCATTGTTTCACCGAGCTTCTGTTCATCTCTATCACGTGCTGTACAAGTAGGTTCTTTACTTTGGCTGCGGTACACCCCCAATACACTGCGTACAAGCCGACGAATAAGATTATTTTTCAATGGCACATTACCTTGGCTCTTGATATATTCTTCTTCAGTCATGGATTTACCATCAACACAAATCATATCATCCCATTGAAAACCATAAGTATAGCGTTTATTGCGTTCCCGGTCTTTTCGAAAGTCCTCCATCTGATTCCAATAGTACTGCGCTTCCATTAGAATATCAAATGCTCTGCGGTCACCATACCGCTTTGCGGAAGCAACGGTATCAATTTCAGATAATTCATTCCGTTTCGGCGCAATTCGGCTCATTGGTAACAATTTTCCTTTGCCTTTATTATGCATATTTTCGTTGTTTAATGATTGCTTTGAGTACAAAAGTAGTACCCCAAGCAATCATTTTAGGTTTAACTATTTACGTTCGTCTTGCTCCATCTCTAAAATGAATTTCCGCTTTAACTCATTAATCCTCTTTTCAAGTTCTTCTGCTTTTGAGGTATCTCCGATTTCCTTAGCAGTATCATAAGCTTTCTTTAGTTTTGAGTAAATACGTTCCATTCCTTTCATTTTTACATATTCAGGATCAATGATAATCTCGCTTATCAGTTCTGCTTTCTTCTCCAACGGTAAACTCAAATCACCTTTAATGGCGCTGAATTCACTCGCCTTTGCACGGTATGCATCCAAATAACCAAAGAACTTCTCATCCAGCCCCCTACCTACATTACGTTCATCGCCACCGCTCATCAACATTCGGTTGGCAAGCGGAACATAACGCCAATCAAAATCTTTTTCACCTGTTCCCACATTGATCAAATTACGAATTTGGTTGGTTACAGTGAAGAAGCCGCCGGTGTATTGTTTCAATAGATACTCAATGGCAGCAGGATTCAAGTCAATAGTACCTTTCCTATACTTGCTTCCTCCACTGACTTCGTTCAGTGTTTCAGAAAGGTTTACAAGGTCTTTATTCGCACTCTTATAGGCTTTCGTCCAATTCGGCATATATTTATCGTAGGGTGTATCTTTCCATATCGGACTACCGTACCAACTCTCGTTATTCGATACTTCCACCATCGGCTTTACGCTGCTTGGCCACAACGCTTTTGTCCCCTCCATCATATCTACGGGAAGCAATTGGCTCATCTGTGCCAATACATCGCTAACCTCCAATTTCTCGTTATGGAACAGGGAAGAACCGGTAAGTTCTCCCATCGCATACACAGCTCGGTACTCGATAGGCAAAGGAATCTTTATCCATGCGTTACCGGGCCCCTTGACAATGAGGTTCTGTCTGCGAGTATGTTCGGGTATGTCATAGTAGCTGTCATCGTCATCATCACCTCCAGCCGAAGCAAGTGCGGTAACAAGCATGGCTAGACCATACCATGATGCAACGACAGTACCCATTTTGCCGGAATGCCTCATCGCATACTTCAAGAAGTTTCCGAACGTTCCTTGCAGGGCGGCATTCCAAAAGATATATCCGGCTCGTCCTGCACCCGATACACCGGCTGCTACATTTCCCAACATAGTTTGTCCTTCAGCCCCCAAGAACTTATCACCTGCGCCTTTCTTGTTGAAGTTCACACTGATTTCCTTGGCATCCCAAATACTGCGGTCTATTGTCCGTCCCGCATTCCTGCTTGTTACAAAGGCGGCAAATCGAGCACGCATCTCTATACCTCGTCCCACTTCGCCTATCCAGGTAGCCATACATTCACGTACCACATGGGCAGGAATTTTTTCATTCGCCGCTTTCAGCATCTTCTTGATTTCTTTCTTATGCTCGTCAATGTCTGCCATTCTTGAAAATCCTGTCTCGCCACCGTTCATCATGAACTGATAAAACATTTTCTCTATTTCATCATTCATATCAAGCGTTCCCCTGCGGTATTTATCCAATAATATAACCATTCTTACAATAGGTAACTTCGCAAAGTTCATGTTATATTGAATAGCATATTTCGGACTTTCCTTAACCCACACCATAGAATTAGAATATAACATATCACGTAAGAAGTTGCTTGCAATGAAGTCCGGCTGTAATGTGGTGTACAGTGAGGACAGTGTTCTGTTCACATCTCCAATGAGATGTACAAGCTGACCGATACTTCCGCTGATGTCATTATCCGGGTTAGTCTGTCCGTTCAATGCCTGTGCAGCTCTCGGATTACCGTTGATGGTAATCACATAGTCCCTGCCGTTTCGCTTCACCACCACTTGATGCTGACGCAAATCACGGTTCTCTATCACACGGTACGGAATATTTGCCGCATCTTTGCCGTGCTTGTAGTTATCGGGGGCAGATTCAGCAAGCTGCTTCATCTTATCCTCAAACTCGTTCATCTTTCGCTCTACCTCTTCGGGACTATCGTTGATGTCAATATTGTCGGGGAATATCGGTTTCCATTCATCGGAAACAGCATCGTACTGCAACCACAAATCACTCACACTAACAAGGTCGCTCGGATGGTTGAGGGCAAAGTTTAAGAACTTCTGCTTCACGAGTTTATTGCGGTTTCCCTGCATAATGGCACTCTCGGCCATGGATTGCAGGTTGGCAAATGGATCGTCCGCTTTAGAGCGTCTTCCCTCCGCTTTCTTGATAGGTGCATTGAATATACTCTGCTTATGCGTAAGGTAAGCGTAAGTTTCAGCACTCGTTTTTTCATCAAATCCACGCAAAGGGATATAAAACTCATACATATCTCTCACACTGTCATAGGTTTCCTTGCTCATCATTCCACATTCGTAGGACTTGGAAAGGATTGCCTTGCTGACGGCATTAACCTTACTCCACAATGCGGTGGTATCGTGTGCGTTTTCGTACTCATCTACCATAGCCTTTGCTTCGGCTTCTGCATCTACAATCTCTTCCATACCTGTAAGGGCAGTAAGACCTGCATAATCACGCTTGCGACACTCGTCGATAAAGTCCTGCAAAGCCTTTGTACCCTTCGGATGCTGCTTCTGGTATTCTGCAAAGTCCTTTTGTGCATCACGCTCTGCCATTACTCTATTGCGTTCAAGACCGTGTTTAGCCATCATATAATCGGTCAGTTCTTCGCGCTCTGCTGTACTGTGTGCAAGTCTAGCTATCTCTTCAAGCATTGGCTTGAACAATAGGTGCGCAAAGGCATCGGCTTCGGCTTTGTTCACACTTGACAAGCGGTTCTCACCTAAGTAAGCATTTTCAAATCCATCAACATCTTCCATTCGGGTATTCTTGCCGAGAATTGCATTCATTGCTTCTTTCAAACCAAGCATACTGTCCTGCAAGGCTTCCTGTGACTGGTACATTCCACTCTTCACACGTTGTTCATATTTTGCTCGTGCCAAAGTACGCTCGTGTATCTCTGGGTCTCCATCACGATACAAGTTATTATCGGTTTCAGCTACAGTTGATTGACTTTCTGAAATTTCAGCATAGTTACCAACTTTCAGCTCATATTGTTTACTCATATCGGCAGCTTCTCCCAATATGCTGCGATATCTGCCTGGTTCTGCAAGGTTCTCATAACTGCGCCACAGGATATAGCGGAGTTCGTTGTCAGTCAGGGTAACCCCTCTGAAATCTTCAAAGCCAATCTTGTGCAACATATTCAGAAAGAAATCCTTTATCTGTTGCCACCAACTTGCGTTGATATTCTCAAATTCGGTATCTTCTGCAAGCGAAGCCAGATATTCTTCAGTAGCCTTATGGAAATCCCAACCGTTTTTTGCAGCCATATCTACAATGCGTCTGCGTATGTTCTCATCGGCATTGTTGAATACATTATCGAGGAATGTATCAAAATGTTCTCTGAACAACTGGCGCAAACCATAGTGCGCCACAGCCTCATGCAGCAGTGTCTGCTCAACATCAAACGTGCTGGTATGGTTAGGAATGACAATGGTTATCTTCCCTGTACTCTTTGAGTAGAAACCTTTTGCACGCTGTTTCTTTCCCTCCAAGACGGAAGCATCGGTAACAACCTCTACATTGCCAAGGTGCAGCTTCTCTGTAAGGCTTTCCACACGCTCTGCCATTCTTTGGCGTTCACGCTGTGCAAATTCCCTCCGTTGCTTTGCCGTTCTCCTTGACTGACCGAGCAGTTTTGCCACCGGATCATTCTCATAACTGACTTCATCATCAGTGTATGCACCAATGCCGTTACGATAGTCATTTGTAATCTCTGCATTGAGTGCGGCAATCTCAGCATCGGTAACAGCGTTTTCCTGTCTGCGCTGAGGTTCACGACCTGCCTCCCTGACTATTTCGTCAACTTCGGACGGAGTAAGCAAGCGTTTAACACGCATAGCACCTGTGATTATCCAAGGGTCGGTTTCGGGGTTAGGATTGGTACGGTAGGTATACGCACCATTTTCAGGAATCCTTGGAAGTCCGGCATAACTGTGTTGGAACTTGCCGTTCTTGTTGTAGCCATAACTCATGGCTTCTTCCTGATAGTCCACGTCATTGGCATACTCCACCTCAGCCCAAACAAAATTGGCGGGGAACAGGGTTTTATCTCCGTTCTCATCAATGCGGTTAAACTGCAATGCGTATGGAATGACACCTAAATGCCATCCGGGACGATAGGCAAGTTTACCACTACCGCCTTGTGTGCCTTTTCCTCCGGCCTTAACTTGATTGCGCCCGGTCTTGCTCTGTCCGGCTATCGGTGCGGCATCAGCATCCAGCCACACACCGACCGGTGTCGCCTCTCCGTTCGGATTGGCAACCATAGGCGGATACAATTCGCCGTTCTTCAAAACAAACACCTTATATCCGATACCTGTATTTCTTGGTGCGGCATCTTCGCGAATACGATACATCGTGTCATCGCTGCGATATAAGACATCGTCCTCATCGGCATTGGTAATATCGTTGGCAGCTTCCACGCTTGCATCCATTTCAGCATACTTGGCTTCCTTTTCCTCCAGCTCTTTCTTCATCAGTTCGGCATATTCCTCCAACTGCGATTTCGCCTGTTCCAGTTCTTTTTCAAACTCGAAAGGCTTGCCCTCTCTTGACAGGAGTTCTTTCAATTCGGCTTCATTATGTTTTTTGCTTCGCTCTCCGGCACTCAATCTCTCGGCAAAATCCTTTCCTGTAATCACATTGTCTGTAATGTCCTCAATGGCATTGCGAAGCAGGTTTTGGCGTACCGGCACATCTTCAATGCCGAGTTCAGGACAAGAGTAGGTCATTTTACGCTCAACATCATTGAAAAGTGTTGCACCATCACTCATGGTCTTCCTTGTCAGTTTTGTTGTAACTACAAATGAAAAATCGCCTATCTGTATAATCAGTTCCCGTTTCTGTTCTCCTGAAATCTCACCGTCTTTCATCTGCTTCATTTCGGCAAGAACACTCTTGTTGTGTTCCTTGAAGAAATCATCCATTGTATCAACAAAAGTAAAGCGATGTTTTCCGATTACAATCTCCTTGAATTGCCCATCGGGGAATGACGAGCGTACAGCATCCAAGTATCTGCCGTTGTCCTCAATACGCTTTTCCGCATCCTTGATAAAGGCTTTCAACCTTGACTTGGCATTGTGAATATAGGTTTGGTCCGTTTCCCATTGTTTTTTGCGGCTTTCATATTTGCGCACATTCTTTTCCGCATTGTTTTTCAGCATGGCATATTCACTGCCGGAGAGCTGTGCAACAGTATCGCCAAACACATCTTCTTCCTCCTCAAGCACACGATTGGTCATGCTGTTGGTCATCATCTGTTTGCCGTTCATGATACTGTCGGCAATAGCTCCCTTTGTTTTCAGTCGTTGGTAGGCGGTAACGTCCAAACTGTCCTCAACTCCGAAACGCAAGATGCGTACAGGCTTGTTCATATCTTTATGCAGGTTTCCTTGCCGTAAGATACGCCCGTTACGTTGCGTATAGTCCATAGGGCGGTTAGGTGCATCCAAATGTATCAGCGTGTGCAGTCGTTCCTGAATGTTCACGCCAGTACCGAGCGTAAAGGTTGAACCGAGAATTACGCGAATTTCGCCACGGTTTACCTTTTCGAATATTTCAAGTTTCTTCTTGACGGTCATTCCCGACCTCATTACTACAATCTCATCAGCAGGAACTCCCTCTGCGATCAGTTTATTTCTGATGTCATCATAAAGGTTGAAGCCGCTCTGCTTATTTTGATAATTGTCGGCAAAAATGGCAACCGTACCTTTGTAGTCGGCTGTTTCTTTCAGTGAGCGCAAAGCTTGGCGTACGGCCTCGTTGGTCTTGCTGTTCGGGTCGTCCTCCGCATCAGACTGCACCAATCGGGCATCCACGGCAGCGGCTTTGGCAATACCGTACATCGTGAGCGGAATATGGCTGTTTTCTTTCTTTTCCTTGCCGCTCATCTGCTCATAATGTTCAAGTTCACTCTTTACGAACTTCATGATGCTACGCAATGCACGTGTCTGTGGCAGATAGAGGTCTTGTGCCTTTCCTCCCTCCATTTCAGGTATTTTGTCCTTTACGCCACCGGCTTCTTTGGTTAGGACAGTATCGGATACCCCTGACCATATACGCACCAGTTCAGGCAGGTTCACATATCCGGCAAAGCGATTGTTCTCTTTGAACTTTCCACTTGTGGTGAACTCCAACATTTGCTGAATGTTACCAAAGTTACGCACAAAGTCATCAAAGTAATAGATACCGTACTCTTTCATTGTATCAGTAGGCATGAGATAGCGCATGAACGTCCAAATCTCTGCGGCGGTGTTACTGATAGGCGTGCCTGTGGCAAAGATTACGTTTCGTCCGTTGTTCTTTTCCAAAACAGCCTGTGTTTTCAAGAATACGCCTTGTGACTTCTTACTGTATGACGGGTCCACACCTTTCACTCCACGCTGCATAGCAGTGGCAAATCCAAGGTGCTTGTATTCGTGGGCTTCATCCACAAGCAGGGCATCAATCCCCATGTCGTCAAAGTTCTCCACATCGTCAGTCCTGCGGTCAAGCATTTCCATTGCTTTGACTTCTGCGTTCTGCAAGGCTACGGCACGTTTTTTCTCATCGTTGGCAGTACGTTTCTTTGAAGCGTTGTCTGCAAGTCCGGCAAGCTGTTCCTCCAACTGTTCAATTTCTCGTTCAGCCTGTCGGGTAATCATGTTCTTGCCGTCCGGGGCTTCCTCTTTCATCTTTTCAAGAATGAGCATCTTCTCCTCAATCTTGTCCTGCACGAAAGCCATTTCCCTTTCCTCGCTGTCGGGGATAAACTCAAAGGTCGATTGCGGAACGACAATCATGTCCCAATCGTTGTAGCGTATCTTGGCATAGAAGTTCTTTCTGCCCTTCTCACCACGATCATCTTCTTCGAGTGTCAGTATCTTAGCGTTTGGGTACAGTTCTTTTGCACTTGCAACGAATTGCCCGACTGTGGCATTCTGCACTACAATCATCGGTTTACGGGCAGTACCCAAACGGCGCATTTCCATTGCCGTGGAGATAAGCGTGAAAGTCTTTCCGCTACCCACCTCATGCGCAAGCATAAGGGGCTGCATCGTACCCCTGACGATAGCCCTGCCTTGGTGCGGTCGCATAGTGAACTTATGCGAAGCACCTCCAAAAAACTTCGGTACAAACTCATCGGGTATGCTCATCGGCACATAGTTATTGAACATATCGTTATATATACGTTCCATACGAACCGACATTTCAGGGTCGCTCTGCATTTTCTGCCTTGCCCAATCCTTGAAGTCCCGACGGATTTCGTCAATCTTGGCGGCGCACGCCTGTGTCGCTTCCTTGTCGGTTATGGTCTCTGTCGTACCATCCCAGTTCTTTTTGGTGGTAGAAACAGTGATACTCTTATTTGTAATGGCCGCACCGATAAGCGTGTGTCCCATAATGGTTCTGCCGAGCATTTCACTGGTCACGCCCATGGCACGGTTCTTTTCGTAGTTGGTAAAGTATGGCTCTTTCATAAACCAAGTACCGCCTACTGCTGTAAACCGGACATCTACTTCCGTTCGTTCCTTTACGAAATCTTCATACAGTTTCGGATTAATCCAAGAACTGCCGAGGGTAAAGTCTATCAAGTGTGCGGGAATATTCATGGGCATGACATCCTGCAATGCCTTGATGTTGCGGTCAAACTCCCCATTCTCGTTGTTTTCCTCTGCCTGACGCAGTTTTTCACGCACGTTTCCGCTCTTGTAACGGAATGCCACTTCTATCTGTCGGTTTACAGGGTCTTCAAAGCCAAAACCGCCTTCAATGATTTCTTTCTTGATTCCGGCTTCGCTCTTGCCAAGTTGTTCGACTATGTATGGCACATCCACACGGCCGAACTTGAAGATACTGGCAATGATACCGTCCTTGACATTGGTCGGGGTAGGTTCTTTCTCTTTTTCAACCACACGTCCGTTCATCACGTCCGCCTTGCCAAATGTCTGCTTTATACCGCCTTTCCCGTCACCGGTCTCCTTGTAAGTTTCAACCGAAGAAACGTTGGCATAATCCACATCATGGCGCAGAAACGCAATGGCGGTGTTCTTGTTGAAGTGTCCGTATGTGCCGGTAAAATCATCGTATGCCTTGTTGAGTTTATCAAGCAAGGGTTTCAGCCCCTCATCGCTTTCATTCTCAGTCTGATAGGAAAGGACTTCTGCAAGGGCTTCCTTGATAGCGGTGTACGCCTCGAAACATTCCACTTTCGTATGCCCCTTTACCTTGTTGGCATTCACTTCGAGAGGTTGTGCACTTGCAGTAGAGTTGATATACAGCTTTCCGTCTTTCACAAACACTTCGCCAATCTTCTTGCTGGGTATTGAATCAGTGGCAACTGCTGTGTTGCGCTCGCCAAATTCCTCTGCACGGAACGAGCGGACAAATTCAGCCAACATTTCTTCCTGCTTCTTATCCTGTTTAGGGTACAATCCCTTGCTTGTCGGACGGAATGTGTCGCCTTTCTCAAATGCAAAGTGCATTTCACCCGCCATGTTCTCGGGGTGTTCAATGAAATAGCGGTTGTAGTCCATCGAAAGCTGCTTGATGACCGGCATTTCCTTGCCTTTTACCTTGCGTGTTTCCCCGGTGTCATATTCTGCCATGCGCTCTCCGCTCACATCGCTTACATCAATGGTATGAACAGACTTCTGCCCGTTCACACGCTTGCGGACAACAACGATGTCAGAGGTTACCCCAGTACCGCCGAAAGTCTTGTTGTGCATACGGAAAGCACCCACGAAATCAGTTCCTCCCTCGTTCACAATCCAATCACGGAGTTTCTTGCTGTTGTCAAGCGTGCCGTTGGATGTGATGAAGATACCCAAACCGCCCTCACGCAGTTTGCACACATTCTTTGCTATACAGAAATCGTGTATGTTGTGGAATTTCTTCGACAGGTCTTTGTCGCCCGTGGTGTCATTCACACGGAGTCCGGTAACGAACGGAACATTAGTAATAGCCAAGTCCACACTTCCATTAGGAATACGTGTCTGCTCAAAACCCTGTATCTCTACTTTGGCATCAGGATAAAGGAGTGAGAGAATGCCACCCGAAGTCCCGTCAATCTCAATAGCATGGATGTCGCTGTGCTCGCTGATATTTGTAGGCATCTGCCCCAAAATGTTTCCGATACCTGCAGAACCTTCAAGAATGTTGCCTCCCTTGAAACCCATTTGTTCGGCAATGTCCCAAAGAGTATCTACAACGTATGCCGGAGTGTAATAAGCACTGTTTACACTCATTACAGCCTCTTGGTATGCCTTTTCGCCAAGCAACTCACGGAGTTTCTTCGCAATAGGATTGGGAACATACGATGTACCCTCGTTGAAAGCCTTACCCAATCCGCCCCAACCGCTGAATTTTCGGAGGATCTGCATTTGCTTTTCGGTAGCCTGTTCACCGCTTTCAAGCAACTGCTTTGCCAACTCAATAGCCTTGATATTGGCTTCGATACGTGCATCTACCGATGTAGGGGCATGGTCTTTGCCACGTTCCGAATGGTGGTTGCGGGTGTTCTTTTTTTCTTCTACGGAATCTGAAAGTCGAGGTCGCACAGTCCTATCGACTGCATTGCCTGTTCTTTCTCCTCTGTTGTCAGTTGCTCGACTGCTTTGTTGTTTGCTTCCGCGACCTGTTTCAGTGCTTCTTGATAATCCTTGTTCGTGTCGATTATCGTTGGCTGGCATTCCTTCGGAGCGTTCTGCATCAGTTCTCTGTAATCCATCTTCGTTGGTTTTATCGTTCTTAATTAGACCGTCAAACAAACCTAACTCATTTGACTGCTGTAAATTTACTGTTTTTTTCTCACTCTTCTTGCGCGTTGAACGAGTTTTCTTTATACGTTCCTGTGCAACTTCAACCTCCCCCGCCACTTCCGCCTCTTTCGTTACGGTTTCAGCGGTGGCGAGTGCATCAATGCCGGACTTGTCAAAGTTGGCTACATCGAACTTCTGCACCTCATCGTAAGAGGTCATATCGGTATTAAATCCGTTTTCTGACACCTCAGGTAAATCTCTCGCACCATTGTAAAATGCTTTAAGGTACGGACGTATGGAATCACCCAAGTCTGCAATCATAGCCTTTGCATATTCTGCAAACTTCCGTGAGCCTTTCTCCAAATGGTAAACAGCCATTTCTGTGCCAATGGAAAGTATTTCAGGGTCAATACCAATATTCATTTGACCGAGTAACTTCTTACGCATACGCTCACGAAGTTCCGCATAACGCTCATCAGTAACAAGACGGTTACCACTCGCTTCAGTCTTTTTCTGTGAATTGTCTTGTTGCTGCTTACTCCGCATATCGTTGATAAGAGTTCGAGCTTCATTAGCAAACTTGTCTGCACTATCTTTGGTCAGGAAAATAATATTTCCTTCATGATAAACGTCTCCACCACGCTTCTCTCCTAAATCCATCACAGCCTGCTTTTCCGCGTCAATCATCTTCATCAAAGTACGAACAGAATATCTGTTATCCATTTCTTTATCAACAACGAAATCTGTCCTGCTGTCATGAATTTCATCCTTTGCCTTGCGATCAAGTTCTCGGGTCTTAATTTTATTTTCAAGCAAAACTCCAACTGCATCCAAAACTTCTTGCATGCCATTCTGCGGATTGCGAAGAATGCCTAACATTTCCTCCGGGCTGTTGGTTGTCTGACGAAAACGTGCATCACCAATAGGTATGGGACCACTCACATCATCACGAGTCAAAGTCGTATATCCAGTTTCCTTATCAACAAAAACAGAGTATTGCCATACAGGGGTGTAATCCTGTTTTTCATCCTTTGCTGGTGCTTTGGGTTCAGTAAACAGCACATCACCATCATTTACAGCCTGTATATCCAACATTGATATGGGAGGTTGGCCTTGTGCATCTACTGCGTATTCTGCTAATCGTTTGGCATCTTCTTCGCTACGCATCATAAAGCCGTGTTTTTCCCTATCCCACCAACCTTTCATTTCTTTGGCGAACATACTTACATGCTTTTGAACTTCCTTGCGCAATTCCAATTGGAACTCAACAAGTTGCATATCTAACACCTTACCTCGCTTGGTGATGTACTGCGCCGGAGTAATGGTGTACGGAGCATCAGTCGGTGCAGTCGCTTCTTCACTGGAAGCGTCTTGTTCCAACTTGCGTTGTTCGGTAAAAAGGTCGTTAATTTCAGAAATAATACGAGCCTCCTCAAAAATGTCGCTACGGTTGTGCGCTGCTTCTTGTTCCTTGTGCAATTCTTCAATACGGGACTTGACTTCTGAAAGTCTGTTGCCTTGTGTGCCAGAACTCTGCCCCTCAATAGTCTTTACAGACTTGTATTCCAAAAAAGCCTTGGTCTTGCGGTGGCTACTCTCTATCCACTTCTCGAACTCCTCCAAGTTAACGCCCGTCAGCACCGCCTTGTGCTTCTTCGCCCAATCTCTGTCATAATTAGCAAAGTAAGCTGCTTCAGCATCGTCAGCCTCATTGAAGCCCAGCATAACCTTGTGTTCGTCAAACGTGCCGTCCTCGTTATATTGGTCAACCACAAACACCTTGCGACCATTCCACCCGTCAATATCATCAGAGAGGAACACGTCTATATGGTCGCCGTCTACACCTTCCGTGCCACGAATATAGCCATAGGTGTTCTGCATGGTCGTTTCCCATTTGTTGCCTTCTGTGTCTATTCCACTACGAACGGATCCTTTCGGGTTCTCAATGGTGATATTGAATGTACCAACCTGCACATGACCTTTCTTATAATTGCCGGCTTCTTTCTGTTTCTCCGTAGGAGTAGTATCGGTTTCTTTCTCTGCCACTGCAACGGCATTGGCTAAAGACGAAGATGCATCAATGTAATTAACAACATCCAATAAATCTCCGAATGTATGACCGTCATACTCATAAGAACTACCGGTATAATCACCTTTCGTATCAGGTGAATCAACTTTTATGACCTTATGAGTGCCATCAACAATGATAGTCTGTTTATAAATATCGCCATATTTTCCGTTTTCAACCCAATCATCTTCTCGAACTTCAATACGTCTTGCAATTTTTGCACTAAGTTGATTATCTGTGTCATCAGAAGATGTGATTTCCTCTTGTAACAGAACGGGTTCTACTTCACTTTGTTCGCCAAAGCCTTCAATTCCTCTTGTATCGTTGACTGTTCCATTTCCGTCCTCAACTCGTTCTCCTGGCGCAAGAGTTCCATTGCTTCCTTGCTGCCCTCGTTGGCTTGTTGCAGTATCGCCAACCAATACATTGCTTCGCTGTTGTCCATTGTAATCTAAATTTAATGCTTCTTTAATAGCCTGTACGAGCGTCCGAGGGGTATTGTCCGGCTGTTCGAACAGAGTTTCTTCCTGTGTACCTTGTATAAGGTCATAAATCTTGCCGAATGTGTTTTGAATGAAGCTTTGGCTTTCACCTTTATACATTGCGGCCAAATGCAAGACAAAGTTACTGAAATTATCAGCAGGGAGATAACTTTCCCCTGTAACATCATCCATTTGATACTGGCGTTTCCAGTTTTCTACAGCAATACGTGCTTCCTTGAAATTCTTTGCCTCTGCAAACATTTTATCTTGGGACAAAGCATAGTAAGCACGAACGGAATTCTGTATCTCATCTACCATTCGTTCACTGTTCGGACTGTCATAATCACGGAAAGCAGTGGCAAGAATAGCCTTTTGTGCTTTTACCGACAATACGTTGAACATTTCCTCCAACCGTGTGCTGCCGTCCTTGAAGATGCTTTGATACATGATACCACGCAAATCATTCTTGGATTCAGGAGTTAGGTTGCCCTTACTGTCAAACGCACTCTTGTATTGTGTGTGACTGATGAAACCTCTTTGACTCATCCATTTCAGAACATTTGCACCATTGGCATCCACAAGTCCGGCAAACGACATTTCATCATCCGAAGTCCTAAGCAACAGGTTGGCAAACGAACGCATTTCAGTTCCCATGCGCTGCAAGGTGTTTTTAGGTTTGATACGTTCAACACCTCCACTTTCTGTATCTTGTGCAACAAACTGACCAAGATTGAGGGCTTCTGTATCGTCCACATGAAGCATATTTACCAACACCGGACTTTGTATGGACGCAATGTCCTCGGCACGCAGTCCAAACTCTTCCGCATGGTCTTTCAGGTATTGTCTATATGCTTCGGCCTGTTCCGAATGACTTTCCCACATCAGGCGCAAGGCATCACTACGGTTGTTTCCCTGTATTACTTCACCACGTTCGTTTACGGTCGGCGCACCGGTGTAAGCGGTAATACTTGATGTGATTTCTTCTGGACAAATATTCTCGGCGATTTTCCGTGCAGCCAATACGCTTGCTTCATCATTGCGTTCCTTTGGTTGCGCTTCATCAATAAAATGCAGAGGATTACGCACACCTTGTATATGACTCGGTTGCAACAATGACACATCAATCACAGTCACATTGCCGGGAGCCACTACATCATTGCTGAATTTTACGTTCACCTCTTTGCCTTGTACAGTCTGTAATGGTTCTTGTCTGTCAACCTTATGGCCGTTTACACGTCTATATCCTCTTGCACGAGCATCTTTAGGAACATCTTCCACTATATCGGGAACTCCGTTAAGTGCTTCACGTTCCTTGCGTTCTGCTTCCTCACGCTCCGCACGCAATTTTTCTTCTTCCGCCTTGCGCAATGCGGCAGCTTCATCGGCAATGCGTCTGCGCTCCGCATCTGCTTCCATTTTTCTGCGGTTGGCAGTGCCGGCTATCTTTTGCCAAATGGACAATTCCTGTTTGGCTACATAAATTGCCGCTTTGCGCTCCTTTTCAGCTGCGATCTTCTCTGCAACAGTGTTTCCACCAGCAGATTTCGTTTTCTCGACTTTCTTCAATACTGCTTCCTTGTCCGCAACCATTCCGTCAGCCACGGACTGGGCCATAGCTTCATCTCCCTCTGCTTGCTCAACAATAGCATCCCAAGCAACATCCGGGGTTTCCGCCTGTTCATAGATAGGATTACCTTGTTCATCTTTTGGGATTCGTTCTAATGCAGACACTTGCAGCTGCTGTTCCTTCAGAGAACTTTCTGCCACTTCCGAATTATCATTCACACTTGAATCGGCAATCTCAACAAGTTGCCCATTGTGTTCTATCAGCATGGAATCAAGCTCTTCACGGGTAAACATATTCACACGCTTACCATTTAAGGCATCTTCCGTATAAACTTCATATAGTCCATCGGCATCCACATCAGCGGTGATGTTACCACGAATACCTATACCATTTTCATCACGGAGTGTCACAAGGTCATTCATTGCATATTGCGGTCGGCCTGCTTCCCGCTCTTCCTGCTGCAAAGCAAGGTTTTCTTCAGTTCTCTGTTGCTCAAACTCTGCGATTCGTGCAATGTTAAATGCGTCCACAGACTGTTGGATAGCCTCTTTTGCCACAGGGAATACATTTGTTCCGTCTGTCACATTGATAGTTCCGTCGCCATTGTCTATGATTCCATTCTCATCTGAAACTATTGTGACCTGTATTTGCGAACCACCCTCACTGGCAATGGTATAGGCTTCGCCCGGATTGAATGTGACAACACCGTCAATCTTATCCGCAGCTTCACGTGCAAATTGTTCTCTGATAGATTGTGCAGCCAACTCCTTCTGTTCGTATGGGTCTTGTACATCATCAATAGACAATATAGCATCGGGAGATACTTGTTCAAGCCCACCTGTGTCCACATCACGAACAATGATGCTATTGTCAGAATCAGTCACACTTACACCGCTACCATCCGTATATGGTACAAGAGTCCCACTAAGAACATACACCTTGCGTTCATCCTGCTTCATGGTTGCCCCCTGTATCATACCTGTCTTGCGGTTCACACGTGCATCTATCATCGAATTGCTCTGTTCCACCCGTCCGTCTATATCATCACGCACGCGCTGAATCATTCCGTCATACACCTGCTTGGCGTTGAGGTAGTCTATGATGGTGCCGGCTCGTTCGGTATCGCCTGTCTCACGTGCGTTCCGCGCTTCATTCAGCCAGTCCACCGCATCACCTTCAAGGGCTTCATCGTTCGTCCCCACAACATCAATCATCTGCTGACGCTGGTAGTCAAGCATGTTCTTTGCGTCATTCATTTCCTGTGGGGATGCGATATTGTAGCCGTCCAGATAGCTCTCGTTCATCGCCTGCACATTCTCATCTTGTTCTCCGCCACGCTTTTGTGCGAGTGTGCCGAGGTTGAAGCCGCGCAGGTTCAAAGAGTGTTCCATATACTCCAGTACGGCTGCTTTTTCCTCGGTGGTGAATTCCTTGTCTTTGGCGATGAGTTCCGCCACTTCCCCCACATTCTCGTTGGTGGTAAGGTCAAGAGTAGCCCTCAACGGCTCCCATATTTCATTGCCGAGCATTTCGTTCACCTTTGCGTCCGCTTTATTCACGCCATGCTTCATGGAAGCGTAGTTTGCAGCAGACAGAGTATGTTTTCCTGCCCCCATCAACCCCATAGAGAGTGCCATTCCACCCCAAATATCACCGTGGAATTGTCCAGTTGCAAATAAGTTAGTACGCGTGCCGTCTGGATTCTGCTGATAAGCATCATCAAGATTGAGCATTGTGCGCCACAATTGACCGTAGTATTCTTCTGATACTTCACCAACATAATCACTGACACCCATTTTATTGAACATCTGATGAGTTTGACCCATTATACTATTCAATGCACCGACATCTGCTTTTGAAAGTACACCTCCCAATCGCTTTGCCCCTAGAACATTGGCGAGTTTACTCATATTGCCAAGCGTAAGAATGGGATCAAGATGTGCGCCAAACATTTCTGAATAATTCTCAATGATAGCATTGGCTTCACCTTGCCATATTGCACTTCCCCAGGTCTTATCATTGGAGAAATCATAGTTACCGTTTTCATCAACAACCACATCACCAAGCTTTCGGTCAATGATGTCAGAAACCGTTTTTCCTGCCTGTATGGTGTTTGTCATCAACGGAGCACGTACAAGCAAATCATCTGCGGTTGTCCCAAGCGCTTTGATAGTCCAATCTGTTGCGTACTGTCCTAACCCTCTGACACCATTCTCTTTAATATAGGATTTGAGCCCCTGTTGAGCCATTTTTTCAGCCGTTTCTTTACCTATGACCTTTGCGGCGACTTTAGTGCTTCCTTTTGAGAATGTAGACAAACCGTTGAATCCGCCACCAGTCAAAATGAAATCCAACATAAATGAAGGCATATATCCAGTCATGACACCGGCTCTGTTCCAAAAGTCGGCATTTCCACCGTATCTTTCCTCTGCCTGTTGTTTCTCATGGATTGCACCCATCATCATATCATGGGATTCACGCTCGCCCTCTGTGGCATTATCACCTTTGATTTTGTCGGCATTCATCATGGTCATGGCATCCGCCATATCACCCATACCGAAATCCCACGTGCGTACATCCCCCATAGTACGACCAAAACCACGCCAAAAGCCTACATCAACCCCATTTTCACGGTCTTTCTGTTCTTCAAGGTTCTTGATGAGCTCTTCTGTTTCTCTAATGGCTACTCTCAATGCGCTGTTTTCCTTGTCTGATTGCTGGCGCGGTGTGTAAGTGGCTGCTCCCAATATGGCAGCGAGCGGCGCTTTGTTCTTTTCCGTTTCTTCTACCCATTCCTTATGCACTTCGGAGGCTCTTTCCGCTTGCTTGGCTTTTAACTCCTGCAAACGGAGATTAGCCTTGCGTAACTGTCCGCCGATTGACATATCGGCAGCCTGTCGGTACCGGAAACTCTCGATGTCAGCAAGAGGTTTACTAGTAGTCTTGTTACCAAGTGGAGTAATATATGTTTTTTCCAGTTTCCCATTTTCAGGATTAAACTGCATTTTACCCTCTTTAGTTTGCAATCCGGGATTCAACCCGTATTCTTGTATATTATCTACACGTTCATTTGCGTCTTGCATCTGTGTTTCCACATTTTGCATCATACGGTTTGTACTGGCAATCATCTCTGCCTTTTCTTGTTCAGTCGGTTGCCACTCCTGTTCCGTTTGTACGACAGGTTCCGGTGCGGGTGTTTGAATCTTTCCGAAACCTATATTATTCTCAAACTCTTCAAACGGTTCCATCTCATAACCTTCTTTCACTAGAGCATCATAAGCTGCCTTGCGTTTTGTAGAATCCGATAAGTTCTTGCGGAAATCTTCTTCACTCTCCATATCGTAACCATCAGAAACAAACGTATCGTATAGCTTCTTTATTTTATCCTCATTTTCAGGCATAATGTTTCATTTATGATGTTGGACTTTTCTTTTTATTACTACTGTTATCTCCGGCTGTTGGACTTTTCTTCTTATTCGATGCCGTTTCAACTTCACCGGCAAGTTGGCTGATAGGTTTTGGAGTAGAGACATTCTTTTCTTTTGCCCCCATTACATCATTTTCTGTGGTTTTCACATATTGGTGAGTCTTAATACCTAACCGTTTAGCCTCACGCTGCACCGCTCTCTCATAATCTTCTTTCGTATCATAGTAAGTGGTCTTACCATCAATAGTAAGTGTCATCCTTTTCTTATTGCCGCCACTACCACCACGGTTATAATACCCAGCTCTAGCATTGGATGCGGAAGCAGAAGCCTTTGAAGCACCCGCTTTAGCCTTTTCAGTTTCAAGTCTAGCCTTTGCAAGATCATCAGCATATTCGGCCTCCACTCTTTTACGTTCTGCATCAGCTTCGGCTGCTGATATTTTATTATTTTGGAGCTTAACGTTGAGGTCAAACATCTGGTTATCTCGTTTTTCCTTTGCGTCCGCAATAGCATCGGCTCTTTTCTCGCGTGCTAACTGATGTCTCCAATTACGATCATCTCTCGCTTTGACATCATCAGCCTGCATAGCACCAAACAGGCCGCTCAAATAAGCCCGGGCATTCTCATTACGTTCTTTCATTAATCGATCATACCTAACCTGTAGCCTTTCCGAAGCTGTGTTTTTTCCACTGTACATATTCGGTGCACCCTGCGTTGTAAAATACAAATTGGAGAGAGCAGATATGCCATCACCAATTGCCGCAAAAATTTGGTCACGTTTTTGCTTTTTCTTTTCTTTAGCAAGTTCTTCGTCAGTCGGTGGAGTATAAGGATTAAGCTTCTTGAACAGTTCGGCGTATGAAAGGGCACCACCGTCCGAGCCTTCTTGTTTGGTCGGAGGTGGCGGTGTAGTAGTTATGTCAGGTTTGAGCGCGGTAACAACAGGAGCGGTGGCCGCTTTTTGTTCCGCCCATTCCTGTGTACCCTTTACAGGTGGAGGTGCAGAAGAACCGTCTTGCTGCTGTTCATGCCATTCTTTAGAACCTTTCGGAAAAGGTGTGCCACTTCCATTACCTAATATATCATCATATGTCGCCATAAGTTACCTCCACACATTAAAATGGCATTTTGCTTGCCGCACTCGTTACTCCTTGTACGGCTCCGGCTATCGCTTCTGCCTTACCTTTTTCTAATTGATTAAGTTGCTCAACAAAAGCATTGTCATTCTGCATATAGGTGGCCTCGATGTTGTCTTTGCGCGCATCCGCCTGTGCTGCAATCTGTGATGTTGCATCAGCAAGAGCCTTGCTATTCGCTTCTTTTGTAGCTGCTACACTTTCATCAGTACCGCCCATTACAGCCTGTATACCAGCTGCCTGCTTATTACGGTTCTTGATACTCTCTTCCGTCTGCGTGAGAATACGTTGCGCATCGGCTCGTTGCGTATAATCCTCATTGTACCTGCGATCATACCAATTTTGGTTCTTCTGTCGCTGCGCCTCAACGTTTCTTTGAATTTTCTTCATTGCTTTCGATGCAGAGATACCACCAAAGATACTACCTGCTGCCCCTATAGCACTTCCAATCAATCCCATAAGACTTCTGTTTTAATTATTAAAAGTTATACCTCGAGTGCGAAAATAAGCCCTTATATTCGCAACATCATTTTATCTTTTTACAGTTCATGGCACAGGGAAGAAAAACAGGAGGGAGAGTAGCAGGAACACCTAACAAGGTGTCCTCAACAGTCCGTGGAGCAATTGCAAAAATGCTCGACGAGTACTTCAATTCTGATATTTTCGTGAAGGATATAGCCGACCTTGACCCCAAAGATAGAGTTGCAGCTATGGAAAAGTTTACAGCTTATGTTGCACCGAAATTGCAGACAACAACACTTGATGTCGCAACAGAGACGAAAAAGACCATTGAGGATAAGCTGGTCGAACTTGCTGGGGATGAAGAGGACGACGAAGAATAATCTACTTCTCTCTACTTTAGACGCGAGGAGTTGCTTACCCTTAGGGGTATAATACAGTTTTGCTTAAAAGCGATATCCGAAAGGATGTCGCTTTTCTTCATAAAAAAACCTACAAAGAAAAAGTTCCTTGTAGGTTCGGATAAATCAGAAGCCCTTTCCTTTCTGCCGCTGATATACTACCGTCTGATTCTTATCAAGATTGACGATTTTAAACATCACCATAGAACGGTTAGGAATATCTTGGGGTAACATTGTCACAAGTCGTGCTATAACATCGTCCACGTTGTTGAATCCTACATCAGTCAACTCTGCAACTTTCTGCCCATTGTGGTAAGCCGCCCCATTTACCATATATCGGAATGATAATCTAAAATGCGTATCTTCCTGCTTCTGCTCGCGAACAGATGTCTTACCGGAGAAGAAAATGAAATCAACCACTTTCTCGTTTAATTCCCAAGCAGGTGAATAATCTATCTTTATATAGCCCCGTGTTACCTTATGTCCAGCAGCATGATTCATCGCAAATGCAACCTCATCAATTGAAGCTCTCACGTCATTCTGTGCCACAGTACCCCACGTGTGCCGGAATGTATAGACCGAATACCGTTCTTCTTTGGTCATTCCCATGGCCTCACATATTTGCCTAATTCCACTATTAACATTAGAACCAAAACTGTCAGATGTAGTCATACGCTGGTAGAAATTGAACAGACGATCGTCATCCTCCTTCGTATTGAGATATTTATCGAAGAGTGGTTGAATAATTGCCGGCACGCGCATTTCCATATATGCACCGTCGGCACGGAACTTCTTTGTCTTGGCGCGCTGATAGTGAATGATGCCATTCCGATAATCCTGCTTTTTCAAATTATATAAATCAACTGTGTTGATTCCTGCCAAACAAAGCACCATCATAGCTATATCACGTCCGAACTCCGTCTGCGGATATTTCATCTTACTTTCCGGCAGAGGAAATGAAAAGAACTCCCGACACGCTTCGGGGGTAATGGCTAGTTTTTCTGCACGATCTGCCGAAGGAATCTCCACTTTCACCCATGGATTAGTTTTTATACGAATAATCCCATTATCATAGTCGTTATACTCCAGAATAGCAGCTTTAAATACCTGTCGCATACAGATAGGATACATCTCCTTAGCTCGGTGTGTCTGTTCAAGCGACTTAATCCACCTATTCATCAAGTGCGATGTGAGGTGTGAGAACATTATCTGCGTTGTTCCTAAAAAACGCTCCAAATGTTGCAATGCCAGCTGATAGTTCTTAGCATTACGTTGTTGACCGTTATCAATCATTCGGTTGATATGCTTTCGTGCATAATCTGAAAAACAAACGTCATCATTCCCACTTGCAAGAAACTCGACTACTTCCTTGACTGTCCAATGCTCGATATTTTTGCTATTAAGCCTCTCCGTATACTCCAATATTCTCTGCGAACAGAATTGCAAAACATATGGGTCTTTAATCTCATTAGTTTTGGTGAGTTCCTTCTTCGTCACCATCTTGTCTGTCTTAATGAACGCAGAGCTTCGATGATGAGTCACCCGGATATACACCGGATAAAATCCGTCAGCCCGTGCCGTTCTCACTACTGCTTTCAATGTTGCCATTTTATATTCATTTTATAATTAAACATTCTGTTTGGGTGTACTGTGTTCCAAAGCGATTATTCCGTGTTTCAATGTGATTGGGGCAAAACGTCCGTAACTTATTGACTATACGGAGAAAGCATTTGTACAACACTTGTACAACACTGTTGTCAAAACTGCATAACTATTGTACAACATTTGCGTTTATTCTACTCATTTTTTGTGCAAAATGCACGTACATTTTAAAAACACAATAGGCGGTAAGCCTTTGTAAATGAAAAGCATACCGCCTAATTAACTGAATATCAGCTATACCGCCTTTATTCCTCGATTGCTGCTTGCGCCGCCGCCAATCTGGCAATCGGCACTCTGAATGGAGAACAACTAACGTAGTTCAAACCTACCCGGTGACAGAATTTCACTGAAGAAGGCTCACCACCATGTTCACCACAAATACCACATTTCAGATCCGGACGGATAGCACGGCCCTTTTCTGTAGCCATACGTACCAACTGTCCCACACCATTCTGATCGAGAACCTGGAACGGGTCTACTTTCAAAATCTTCTTTTCCAGATAAACAGGAAGGAAAGAAGCTATATCATCACGAGAATAACCGAAGGTCATCTGCGTTAAGTCATTTGTACCGAATGAGAAGAACTCGGCAGAAGAAGCGATACGGTCGGCAGTCAAAGCGGCACGCGGAATTTCGATCATTGTACCCACTTTGAAGTCAATGCTATCTCCTACTTCCTCAAACAACTTCTTAGCTTCCGCACGGATTACATTTTCCTGCTCCTTGAATTCATACAAGATACCAGTTAATGGAACCATGATTTCCGGATGAGTTTCCACTCCTTCTTTCTTCAATTCGAGTGCAGCACCCAAGATGGCACGTGTCTGCATCTGTGTAATTTCAGGATAAGTATTTCCCAGACGGCAACCACGGTGACCCAACATCGGGTTATGCTCACACAATGATTCTACACGTTGCTGGATATATTGCAGGCTCACACCCATAGTATCTGCCATTTCCTGCTGTCCCTTCAAATCGTGAGGAACGAACTCATGCAAAGGAGGATCGAGCAAACGAACCGTTACCGGACAACCAGCCATTGCTTTAAAGATACCCTTAAAGTCTTCTTGTTGATATGGAAGAATCTTAGCCAATGCTTTACGACGTCCTTCCGCATTTTCCGCCAAAATCATTTCACGCATTGCCTTGATCTTTTCACCTTCGAAGAACATGTGTTCCGTACGGCAAAGCCCAATACCTACCGCACCGAAGTTACGAGCCACTTCCGCATCATGAGGAGTATCCGCATTCGTACGTACCTGCAGACGAGTATACTTATCAGCCAGCGTCATTAATTCGGCAAAGTCACCGGAAAGTTCTGCAGCCTGTGTTTCTACCTTACCATTATAAACTACACCTGTACTTCCGTTCAGAGAGATATAATCGCCTTCTTTCAACACAACACCGTCAATTTCTACGGTACGGTTTTTATAATCGATATTCAATGCACCTGCACCCGATACACAACATTTACCCATACCACGAGCCACAACAGCAGCATGAGAAGTCATACCGCCACGAGCCGTAAGAATACCTTCGGCAACTGCCATACCGGCCAAGTCTTCCGGAGAAGTTTCGATACGAACCATTACCACACGTTTACCGGCAGCATGCCATTCAGCAGCGTCGTCAGCAAAGAACACCACCTGACCGGTTGCAGCACCCGGAGAAGCCGGAAGACCACGAGTCAACACTTTGGCTTTCTTCAAAGCATCCTTATCGAATACAGGGTGAAGCAATTCATCGAGTTTATTCGGTTCCACGCGCATCAAAGCAGTCTTTTCGTCAATCATGCCCTGACGGAGCAAATCCATAGCGATCTTCACCATGGCAGCACCTGTACGCTTACCGTTACGTGTCTGAAGGAACCAGAGTTTACCTTCTTGTACGGTGAACTCCATGTCCTGCATATCTTTATAATGATTTTCCAGTTTAGTCTGGAGAGCATCTAATTCTTTATAGATTTCCGGCATTGCCTCTTCCATGGAAGGGAACTTTGCTGCGCGAACATCTTCGGTCACACCAGCCAATACAGCCCAACGTTGAGAACCAATCTTGGTGATCTGTTGCGGAGTACGGATACCGGCCACTACATCTTCACCTTGTGCGTTAATCAGATATTCACCATTGAAAAGGTCTTCACCCGTACCGGCATCACGTGAGAAACAAACACCAGTAGCCGAAGTTTCACCCATATTACCGAACACCATAGCCTGTACATTGACAGCTGTACCCCATTCATCAGGTATACTTTCCATCTTACGGTAAAGGATAGCGCGTTCATTCATCCATGAATCAAATACGGCACATATAGCTCCCCAAAGTTGTTCGTATGCACCAGTCGGGAAATCTTTTCCGGTCTGTTCCTTTACGGCAGCTTTAAATTTCTTTACGAGTTCCTGCAAGTCTTCCACTTTCAACTCGTTATCCAGTTCTACCCCTTTCGCTTTCTTCACCTCTTCAATGATTGCTTCGAACGGGTCGATATCATCTTTATTGGTAGGCTTCATGCCCAATACTACGTCACCGTACATCTGCACAAAACGACGATAAGAGTCCCATGCAAAGCGTGCATTACCTGTCTTACGGATAATACCTTCTACCACTTCGTCATTCAATCCCAAGTTCAGAATCGTATCCATCATACCCGGCATAGATGCGCGCGCACCGGAACGTACAGACACCAACAAAGGATTTTCAACGTCACCGAATTTAGATTTCATCAACGTTTCCACGTGAGTGATCGCTTTTACCACTTCATCTTTCAGTAGCTCAACCACTTTATCACGTCCTAACGTATTGTATTCCGTACAAACATCTGTAGTTATTGTGAATCCGGG